GAAATCCAGCTATCCGTAAAAACCGTGGTCGCGGTAGCACTCGACACGCTCTGAGCCCACACCATCCCCCACGTGCCGCCAGTGGTGCCGATGCGGAACATTCCGTTGAGTATGACGGTGAGCGCATTTCCTGCACCGAGACCGCCGTATGTACGGGTGTTTGAGAGGTCAGTCCACTCGGTGCGGACCGTGTAACCCCACGTCGAGGATGCGTTCTGCTGGGTTCCACCACCAGCCGTGCCGGAAATGGGAGTGGTACCGGCACCGGAGCCGACCCAGGCCCCAAGCGACCCGGACGGCGCGGTGAAACCGAAAATGATATCTGCGGCGATGTCAGCGTCGAATTTGATCCATCCATTCCACGCGTACACCGCGCCCGCCACAGCAGGGAATTGGATGTGCGGGTCCAGCGTGACCGTAGTCGTCGAGGCACGCGGGGTGTCGGCGGTCTTGCGGGCCACCTGGGGCTGCATCGACCGCAGCAGGCCCGCCGTGAGCCGCTGCCCGGCGAGCGGTGTTGGATAGGACTCGGGCACGCTGCCTCCTTAAAGGGCAAGAATGGTCGGATTGGCAAGTCGGACGTCTTCGCCTGCGCTGTGGGCTTTGACGACGCCATTCACGGAGCGTATGACGGTGAAAGTCTGCTGGCATTGCTCGGTGAAGTTGTCGAACTGGATCGTCACCGGTAGCACCGCCGTACTCGCGCTGCCCAGCAGCGTCCGCACACCCACCGACCCAACCCCCACAAGGTCGCCGTCGGTAGTCGTGATATCCCAAGTTCCAGGCTCCGACGTGCCGAGCGTCCACAACTTCGCCTTCAACGTGGCGCCCTCGGTGCGGAAACGCATCTTGTACCAGGTCCCCGCAGCGTGGGTGAACTGTGTCGTGACGGCCGAACCGAGCTGCGTTTCCGATCCGTTGCGCTTCCGCACCGTGAGGATCATTGCGTTCGCGGTGGTGACCTCGACCCGGACGAAGTAGAAGTGGTTGGTGTCGGTGTAGCGGGCGAACACGAACACGTACTGGCTGTCGCCGGATGGGTTCGCGGACATGGTCCATTCAACGGTGATGTCCGCGTCCTCCGTGGCGATCGGCAGCACCGTATACCGCAGCACGTTGACGGAGTTGCAGATGTGGCTGCTCGTACCGGACGTGACGGCGTAGTCGGCTGCGGCGCCACCCGTGGTGCTCCACACTTGCCCGGTGTCTGCGGTCCCCCAGCCGTTTGCCACGCTGCGGGTGAACGTATCCAAGACTTCGGGCGTGATGGCGCCCGCCCGCATCACCTCGCCGCCCACGCGGATGTCGAAGGGGAAGTCGTCGTTGGTGGTGTCGGTGGCGAGGCGGAAAACGATTTCGTCGGCGTAGAGAACATTTGAGGACGGCGGGAAGCTCGGTACGGTCGGCGAGAGGTTCGCGTATACGGCGCCTGCGGGAGGCGTTACCGTCTGCTGGAAGAACGTCCACGTGTTCGCCGTGACCTGCTGGTCGTTGGCCGTGGTCGACAGATAGGCGTGCGTGCCGTCGAACCAGTTCGCGTTGAGATCGACATTGCGGGACACCGCGCACAGCAGCCACCCGGACAGCACGTACTGCTGGCCCACGGTCACCGCGATCTGTTCACTGCCTGCGTTCGGGAACTGCGAGACGCCATCCGGGGTGATCTGCATCGACCACTGGCCGGCGAACGGCGGCAGGCCGGGCGTGGCCACGCGGGCGAGCGTGGCCCCGGACCCGGTCCAGTTGGCGAGGTCGGTCTCGAACCCGCGGTTTGTGTTGAGCTGCCCGGACTGGACCCAGCCCGGGCCCGAGGTGGTGGCCACGGGGACGCTGGTCGTGGTCGAGGTGAGGTCCGTGGCGAGCTGGCTGCCGTCTGTGTCGATCCGGGCTGTCGTGGTGTCGAGGTAGCCGATCGTGTTGTACGGGCTCGCGGGGGCGCAAGTGAACGTGAGGTGGTGCTCGAAGTGGCTGATCTGCTCTTCGACGCCGAGGATGAGTTGGTCGATCGTGTCGCCACCCAGCCACGCAGGGGGGTTGAGGACCTGCATGCGGTCGCCCATGCGGAGGGCGAGGACGGCCCGCCGCATGTCCGGGGTGATCGACGAGTGCGCCAAGTTCACGCTGATCAGCGGATACCGGGCTTCGTCGACCGTTCCGTGATGCACCCGCCACGCTGCCTGGTCCAGCAGCGTCGGCGTGTCCGAGGTGGCCAGGTTCAGCGTCAGCGCGGAGTCCGCGTTCGGCCCGTAGACGCCCACTCCGGCGGGCGGAGGCGCCGTCGACAGCGGCCCGTCTATCTCCTCGTAGGTCGCGGTGACCCCGTTCACGGAGACGGTGACGCGGTTGGCGAGGTAGCGGTCGTCTTCGACCGGGGTGGGGACCTGCGCCAGGTTGTATGCGGTGTAGTCCAGGACGAGCGCCGGATCCTGGTTGTACAGCGAGGTTCTCGTGCGGTAGCCGAGGCCGAGGACCGCGAGGTTTTCGTACAGCAGGCCGCCGTCGGCGAGGACTGCTTCCTGCATCAGCGACAAGGGGTTCGTCTTGCCCTGTGCGCCCATGTCGACGGTGTCATCGAGGTCACCGATCCAGTCGACGGCGATGCCGTTCTCGCCGCACAGCCGCTGAATGCGGCGGCCCGCGGCTTCTCCGACCGGGTTCAAGCGCACGCCGAGCGCCGTCGTCGCGGTGATCGCGTTCTCCACCGTGACGTGCCCGATCGCGACTCCTGGCAGGTTTGCCGTGCCGTTCGGGCCGACCACGCTGCGGGACGCCACCCCGAACTGGACCTTTGTGACCCGGGAGAGCGCCGCGGCGGCGACATCGGTGACGCTGTACACCGTTCCCGTGGTGACGTCGGTGAGCCGGATCGCCCGGTTGAGGCTCGCACCGTTCTCCGCGAACTCGATGCTGACGTACAGCTGGCGGCCGCGGACATCGAGGGTGGTGACGAGGTCTACGCCGAGGTTGGTGCCGTCGTCCGCGCAGGTGCGCAGGCTGAGGGTGTTCCCGGCAGTGATGTAGTAGAGCTCCCAGAATTGATTGGCGCCGATCGAGTAGTCGACCTGGTCGATCGCGCAGATCACCTTGCCGTCCGACAGCCCGGCCGCCGGGATGGACAGCAAGAAGCGGACCTGCGTCGCGGTCGGGTCGTCGTAGGCGACAACACCGCCGGACAGGTAGCTCGCGGTCAGATCGGGCAGCGGATCCGACGCGCCGAACCCGCTATAGGAGGCGAGGTTCGGGGTTCCGGAGATAGTCATCGGGGAGCCGCTGATGAGGGCGGACGCGATCGTCGTCGCGTCCGAGGGGTCCTCGCATGGCCAGTACGCCACCACGCTCGACGGGAGCGGGTTGGTGACCGCGTTGTAGATCACCGACCGTTCCGGTGCCGGGCCCTGCGCGAGACGCTGCAAGATTCCGTTCACGCTCACGTCGACCCACACGTCCGAACCCGTCGGGTCCCACGATGCCGGCCAGCGCGGGATCTCACCCCACACGCGGTACGACTTGCCGCCCATCCCGTCCGGGACGCTGATCCTGATGGGCTGGTTGCGGCCGATCTGCCCGTACCAGGCGCCCATGGGGTTGCGGGGGGTGAACCTTCCGTCCTGGTTCTTCAGCGGCAGCGTCGCGTTGGCCTGCTCGGTCTGGTTGCCCTCGTCGCGAATCCCTTTGGTGAGGGTGATCTGGCCCTGGTCATCGCGGACCATCACGTACGGAGTGATGTCCACCCACGTGCCGTTGACGAGGAGCTCTACCGTGACGGGCTGCCCGGTGCTGGCCTCCCCGGACGCGCTGAGGGGACCAGCCACGGCGCCCATACGCCGTTGCCAGCCCATCACCTGCGCTGCGAGACCTCCGGGCATGGATCACTCGTCCCAGGTGATTTTGCAGCGGAGGTCAACCGCGGTCGTCGGAGTCGTCGCCCGCACTCGCAGGAACTTCGAGACGGCGAGGATGGGTCGCTCGTCGGGCATCCACTGGTAGGTGTACGTCAGCGGAGACTCGCCAGAGACCGAGCTCAGGGCCACCGCGTCGAACACCCGGGACGCCGTCGTCGTGCCCTCTGCCGAGGCCGTGTATCCCGTGCCGCTCGTGCTCAGCGTCAGCAGCGACGCAGGCGCGTTCGGGTCGAGAGGCTGCACCCCGGCCGCCACGTGCGCGACAACGGTGGCCGCCACGTCCGTCTGAAGCAGCTCGATGACCGAGTCGGCGCCCGGCGGATCGTCGAGGGTGAACGACCAGCTGATGAGCTGGATCTGCCGCGTGCTGGGCGTGGCCAGCTGGAGCATCGTCTTGATGGCCGTGCCGGTCGTCACCGAGGCCTGCGCCGCGATGGTCGGTGCAGGACCATTCCACGTGGTGTACCTGTGAATGCTGATCACTCCCTCATGCGGGTCGCCCCATCAGGGCGACCTGAACGTTGCCGCCGCGGACGCGGACGAACTGACGCAACTCCCTGGCCAGGAACTCGTCGTAGCGGGATGAGCCGCTGGAGCGGATCTCCAGCTCCACCCGCACCACTCCGCCACCTCCGCCGGCCATGCGGCGCGAGTCCGGGCCCGACCGCACCCGCGACCCCACCGGAAGCTCCAGCAGCTCAGGCTCGTGCTCACCCACCCACGTCAGACCCCCGCGCAGACCACCCGACGCGGCCGCACCGACGATCCCGCCGGCCGCCTTCTTCCCGATAGCCTTCGAGATGGACTTCTCCATGACCGACGCCAGATGCGACATGGCCTTTTCCAACTTGGCCTGCTGGCCCTTCAGTGAGTCGACGAGCTTCGACTGAGCTTTGATCGCCGCCCCGTACACCGCGTCGGCCGTGGTCTTCCCTGCGGACGTGGCCGCCTTCGCGATCTGCCCCTGCAGACTGTTGACCGAGGAGATCTCTGACGACGACGCACCCAGCAGCGCGCCCGCGGTCTCCAGGCCGCCGCCGTTGACACCGGCCTCGCCGATCTGCTGGATCAGATCCTTCGACAGGCCCTTCGACTTCAGGCCCTTCAGGGCGTCGGCGAACGCGGTGGCCTTGTCCCTCGACTGGGTGAGGCCACCCATGATCGAGGCGACCGTGACCGTGCTCCCGGACGCCCCCTGGGTGATGTTCGCCGAGGACAGCACCCCGCCCTTGACGCTGTCCGAGAGTTGCGACGCCGAGTTCTTCAGGTCGTCGAGCTTGCTCTTCGCCTTGTCCAGCGACGCGGTGACCTTGCCGAGGGACTTCTCCGCCTTGATGAGGCCCCGACCGACCGAGTCCAGCTGATGCAGCAGCCGCGATTCCGTACCCCCGTGGGTCGCACCCTTGATCTCCCCGCGGGCCTGGTTCAGCGACGACACCAGCGAACCCAAATCCGACGGAGCACCGAGCGACTTCTCGAACGGGGTCAAGTGGTATCCGGCCGCGCGGCCGAACGCGGAGATCCCGAACTGCCCGCGCAGGCTCCCACGGGCGTCGAGCTCCGCCTTCGACACCTTCGACACCGAGCCGCCCTTGGCGAACCGCGGCAGCTTGTCCTCGTTGATCGCCTCCAGCAGGCGACGGTGCTTACGCGCGGAGTCCTTGTTCACCATGAACTCGCCGCCCATTGCCAAGATGGGCACGTCGTCCTGCGTGCCGGAACCCCCATTGATGGGCCCGCCGTCCGCGTACTTCGACACCCCGCCCTGCCCCTGCGCAGGCCGGCCGATCGTGGAGTACTTAGAGATCTGCTCCCGCACCGTCGTGATCGTCACCGTCTTCGACCGCAGCGCAGCAATCGCCGCGAGGATCGCGTGCGCCGCAGCACTCGCCCGGTCCCGCGCCGACAAGGTGATCGTCTTGTCCTTCAGCCCATCACGCGCCCGCTGCACCCCATCGATCGCGGACTTCGCGGGCTTCCCATTCGCCGTGATCTGGAAGCGCCCGTCCTTCAGCCTGGTGACCTTCAGCCCAAGGTCGCGGAGCATCGACACCGCATCGTCAGTCAGCGCGGACACCTTGACGCTCTTCGCGTTCGGAGTCTTCTTCAGCGCCGAGAGCACCGAGTCGAGACCGCTCACCGCGTCCTCGGTCCGCATCTCCAACTTCGTCGACTTCTGGTCGGGGATCCCCGCAATGGACTTCGCGAGCTGGGTCGCCTCCTGCCGGTTCAGGCCCATCGCCATCGCCGACTGAATGAACTGCTTGCGACCCCGCTCGTAGATCCCGTTGACCGTCTCCCACGACGCCCCAGACTCCCGCGCCGACGCCGCGGCTTCCTTCGTCTTGTCTCCGAGGTTGCTGAGCGCCGTGGCCGCGTTCCGGGCCTTCTCCGAGTTGAGATCGAGCTGCCCGTGACTCATTGTCAAAGCGCCCGCGTTGTCTTTCGCGGCTTTCGCGGCGTCGTCGATGGCCTGCTCGAAGCCAATCATCCCGCCGAGTGCGCTGCGGTTCGCATCGTTCAACGCCTCGATGCTCTGCCGCAGCCCGTCCGCTGACTGCTTCTGCGCATCCAACTTGGCCTGCGTATCGATCGCCGCCTGCCCGAACAAGCCCATCGACTGCGCGGCAAGCTTCTGCTCCAGCGCCTGGTCAGCGAGCGCGTCCTTGTACTTGTCGAGGCTCCCTTGCAGCTTCTTGACCTGCTCGGGCTTCATGGTGCTGAGCATGTATGTGAGGGCTGCTCCGGCCAGCTTGGCCTTACCACCCTTGACCATGTCGGCGAGAGACTCGTCGATCGCCTTGAAGGACCCGGTGAGCTCCTCCGTGGCGTCGCCGCCCTTCAGCAGACCGCCCGAGACGCTGTGCCCCCAGTTGTTGACGCTCTCCGCCACACTCGGGTCGAGGACCTTGTCCATCTGGGACTTCAGCTTTTCGAAGTGCGTGCCGAACTTGCTCGCTGCCTCACCGGTGACTTGCCCGGTGCTGCCGAGCCTGGTCAGCGCCGAGGTGAGCTTGTCGACATCCGGAGGCGCCGACTTGCCGATACTCGACAGCTTCGCCAGGACCGCCACCACCGCGGCGATCCCCGCGACCACGACCGTCGCCTTCGTCGCCGTGCTCAGCCCCATGAACGCCGTACGCAGCCCCGCCACACCGCCGCCCGCGCCAACCGACGCGGCACGCAGCGCAACGATCTTCGTGGCCAGCGTCTGGATCCCGCCCGCCGCAGCCCCGATCCCCGCACCCGCCAGCTTGATCAGCTTGAACGCCGCATACATCTGCATCAGCCGGCCGATCACCTCGGGCGGGACCGCAGCGACGATCTTCGCCAGCGCGTTCACCACCGACAGCAGCCCGGGCCCCGCCTGCGCCGCGCCCTGGGCCAGGTTCCCGGCCGCCGACGCCAGGTTCGAGAGCAGTTCCTTGACCGCGGGGCCCTGCTCCCGCGCGTACTGCATGAACTGCGCGATCGGGCCGTGTGCGTTGCCCTCGGACAGCACCCGCCCGAAGTGAATCGCCCCGTCCGTCGCACGCTTCAAAGAAGAGTTCGCGAAATCACTGACCTTCTTCGACAGCGAGTCGAACCCGGACGTGTTGATCGCGCCGCCCGCGACCGTCACCAGCCGGTCCAGCTGCTTCGCCGCGCCCTCCGCCATCGGGGTCAGCTTCGGGACGATCTGTCCCAGCACCGCGAACGACTTCTCGACCGGCCGCATCGTGAAGTTCGCCGTGCTGTCGGAGAACTGCGTGAACTTGTCCTTCAACACCAGGTAGGCGCCCGCCGCCTGCTGCGTCGCCTTCGGCATCCCCGCCAACACCTGCTGCGCCTGCTGCTGCGCCGCGACCGCCTGCTTCGACTGTCCCCCGTACTTCGTGACCGCGTCGGTGTACTTCTTCTGCGCGTCCGCCGCGTCCTTCAGGTTCGCGATCTGCGGAATCACCGCAGCACCGAACGCGCCGACCGCGAGCCCGGCGGCCCCGGCCTGCACTGCGATCGGGGCCAGCGACGCCGCCACCGGAACCGCAGCCGGGGCGAGAGACAACAGCGACGCCCGGACGTCCATCAGCGCCCCGGTCAGGCCGTTCCCCGACCGCTGCATGTCCCCGGCCGTCGACGCGAACCGACCGCGCATGTCCCGCAGCCGGCCATTCACATCGCGGAACCCAGCCGCCGTGCGGTCGTCGACCCGGACTGTGATCGTCACGTCGTCAGACATCGTCTACCTCCCCACCAGACTCGTCGCCACCACCGAGTTCCTCCATCGCCAGCAGGCGCAGAAGCTCGGCGTCTTCCTCGTACAGCTGGCTGGGCAGGCACCCGAACCGTTCACACAGCCCGAGCACCCACCGCGCACGTTTCAGCTGGCGAGGCTCTCGGACAGTGCTTCCATCGGGACGGACTCCACCAGGGACGGCCCGCCAGAGGGCGAGCTCTCCGGCAAAGGGTCAGACTTGTGGACCCCCTGGAGCGTCTCCATGAACGCGTTCGCGATCGCGAGAACCAACTCGTGATCCTGCGCCTGCATCGCGTCCGCGGTGGCCGGCAGGGCGGTGCCCGTCTGGTCTTCGAGGTTCCACGATTCGAGGTGCTTGCCGACCCGGGTGATGAGCCCGCCGACGGTCTCGCCGTCGCCTCCGTCGTATCCGGTGAACTCCAGGTACTCGCCGATGCTCATGCCGCGGAGGCGTACCTCCAGGCCGTGGTACTCGTGGCCCTGCTCGAACTGGACGAGGATGGTTTTCGCCTTGGCCTTGTAGCCCATGTGCGTGTGCCTCTCAGGCCCAGGTCGGAACGGTGCCGTCAGCCAACGAGAGCGGCACCGAGAAGGTGAGCTCGCCGCTGTCGGAGCGGGTCAGCTGGTAGTCCGTGGGGAGCATCTCCATGGCGAGGGTGACGCCGTTGACGGTCTGGGTGACGGTCCGCAGCACGCTGGTGGAGGGCACGGTCTTGAACACGTCGTGGGACTGGTTTGCGGTCGGGTTGAACACGCCGTTCAGCGTGACCGAGCCGTCCGCGAGGAGCAGCAGCCGCTCCACCGCGCTCTTGTCGACACCGGTGATCTCCTGCACGCCGCGGGGCGTGCTCATCTGCCAGTTGGTGATGTCGTTCTTGATCGCTCGCGCGGTACCCGCGGAGTCGTCGACGCTGAGCGTCGTCTGGCCCAAACCTGAGCTCTTGGCCATGGCTCAGTTCCCTTCTGCTCTGTCGCTGCTCGCCCGGACGGGCTGCTCTTCGACCCACTTCGCTTCGCGCTCCCGGTCGGGTGCGAGAGAGCCGAACATCTTGCGGACGCCGTCCCGACCAATCCAGCCCTTGTGGAAGTGCGTGGGATGGGTGATCGACACGGCTGCCCAGTCAGCAACGGCCTTCACCTCGTGGACGGCCTCACCTCCGTCGACCAGCGCGTACAGGCGGTCACTCGGGGCGGCGATCAGGATGGTGAAGCTCTTCGGCCCCAGCACGCGGCAGAGGGCGCCCTCGTCGCTCGGGATGTCGTGCGCCATGGCGGGCGTCGCTATCTCCACGCCATCGCACTCGTCGGTGAGGTCGACGCCATCGATGACCAGCCGAAGCTTTCCGCTGCTCATGCCGTCACCCCTTCGCGATCTCGTCAGCGAGCCCCTGCTGGTGCCCGGCGAAGTCTTCGACCCAGTTCTGCGGGTTCAGGTGCTGCCGTGCCCGGGTGCGGCGCGGGTTGCCCCGATAGTCGCCGTCACGGACCAGGAACAGCGGCGGCTTGTCGATCCGCACCCGGTGCTGCGAGGCGCGGAAGCACGGCTGGCCCGACTCGAAGACGAGGTAGATGAGACCGTCCCCGAGGGCCTGAACCGTGTAGCGGTACTTGACCTGCCTGCCCTGGCGCTCGAACGTGGCGGACTTGACGGTCTCCCGCAGGTCCGGGGTGAGGTTCTCCAGCCGGACGCCCCACCCGTTGAGGTAGTGCGGGCAGTCCGTCTCCGCGCACGTCCCCGGCCGGAAGTGCGTCGACAGCGGGGACACCACCGAGTACGTCTTGTACGACTCCGGGCGCATCAGCGGCTCGGGCCGGGACAGTTGGATCCCCATCAGAACGTCACCCCAGCCGACTCGTTCTTGATCACGTTCACGGAGAAGCTCAGCGCTGAGAACCCACCCGTGGTGACGGTCGTCGCACGCAGATACCGGCGCAGCGTGGCCGTGTTGGACAGCGCGATCCGCTCGGCCAGCGGGGCGCCTCCGGTGATCTGGGTGAAGCTGAATCCGGCGACGTCCGCGAACGAGACGTTGTCGGCCGAGTCCTGGATTTTCACCGTGACGTCCGTGCCCGTGAACGGCGCGAAGACCTGCAAGTACGCCTGCCCGCCGAAGCTCGCGCTCGCGGTGGTGTCGATACCCGTCCCGATCGTCGCCACGGTGTCCGTACGGATCCCGGCGGTCAGCTGCCGGCCCCATTCGATGCCGTATCCGTTGGCCTGCGCGCTCACGCCGAACGTCAGCTCGCCGGAGTCCGCGCGGGTCGGGTCGTAGTTGAGCTGCTTGCTGACGAGCGACGCGGCCGGGTCGCCGAGCGTCGTGCCGCGGCAGTAGGTGAGGATCTGGTCCGTGCGCGGCAGCGGCGACAGCTTCTCGTGGATCGCCCCGGTGACGGGCACGGTGTTGAAGAACGCGGTGTACTCGATGCGGCCGTCGCGCTGGCCTCCGATGCGCTCGTAGGCGCTCTTGTCGATGCCAGTCACGTTGATCAGGGCGGGGCCGCCGCCGATCGCGCCGAGTTGACCGATGTCGCCGGACGCGTTGAATCCGGCGATGTAAAGGTTGTCCCCGAGCCCGCTGGATTTCACTGGGCCTCCGTCCATACGTCGTTGAGCACGAGTGGGATGGTGAGCGTGGCCACCCGGTACGTCGTCGAGTCGAGGCGCGTGTATCCGAACCGGGCCCGCAGCAGCGCGCCATGCATGCCCAGCAGGTCCACCTCCGCGACGGTCCCGCCGAGTTCGAAGTCGCCCGCGTACGCGTTCATCAGCCCGTTCACGGCATCGGTAACGGCGATGTCGACGTCGCCCTGCGGCTCCGTGTCCGCAGGCATGAACACCCGCCCGTTCAGCTCCAGCCGCACCGACACCGAGGAGAGGCCGGACCGGGCCGGAATCGGTGCGACGTCGGTGACCCACACCGCGTAGACCAGACCGGACCCAGGCGCCGATACGGGCTCGTGGTCCAGCACCTGCCCGAACAGGCCGAGGCTCTGCGCGTGCGACATGGCCGCGTTGCGGTAGGCGAGGAGATCGAGGGCCACAGCGATCACATCCGTCCCGTGTACCGGCGCAGGAGCCGCTCACCGATGCCCTGCTTGCGGGCGTTCAACTTGTCCCGGGTGACGATCCAGTGGTCGTAGCCGCGGAATTTCGTCGCGGGGAAGTTCCGGGAGCCGATGCCGGCGAGCCACGGCCCGTACACGACACGGGAGTCGCTGATCTTGTGGCCTTCGATGACCTTGCAGCGGGATTCGTAGTAGCCGGTCGGGTTGCGGAACACCCTGTGCATCTCGCCGCGCAGGATCGACAGGCCCTCTTCGGCGAGGTCGCGTTCCAACCGGTTCACGTAGGCGTTCGCGGCGGCGCGGGCCCGCCCGTCGAAGAGGGGGCCGCGGCTGCTGCTGGAGACGTCAAGGAGCATGACTAGACCGCCCCCTCAAGCAAGGTGCTGTGCCACTGGCCTCGACTGGCAGTCCTGACGCGGTGGCAGTTCGAGCACACCACTTCGCATTTGGCGATCTCGTCGAGGATGTTGTCCCAGGAGTAGGACATGCGGATCATCTGCGAGATAGATGCGACCTTGTCGCCGCGCACATGGTCAAAGTCCATGCAGACACGCGGGAACCGGCCGCCGCAATCGGCGCAAGGCACACTCTTGAGTGCCTCAAGCTCTTCGTAGCGCGCAGCAATCAGGGCCTTGCGCCGTGCGAGTTGCTTCGCCCGGCCACCGTTCTCGCGGTAGCGCCTCGTCATTTCACTGGTCGCGCACCGCTTACAGTTGGCGCGCCTTCCGCTCGTGACCGCTCGGTCCTTCGGGAACTCGTCGAAGGGCTTTTCTTGGCAGCACTTCGTGCAGTGCTTCACGCCCGCGTCCTCTCCGTAGGGGAAGATCGGGTGCTCGTGCACTGAGCGGTTCCGCTCCGCGAGGTCTGGCCGCTTGGTCATATGGCTCTCGTCCTCGCTTTGCGGCCGTGGCTGGTGTACACGCGGTCGCGTAGATCCTTCAGCCCCCGGCCGGACGCCTCGCGCTCGTTCTCCCCGGATCCGGCGGTGCGCGCGTACCCGGAGCGGCCCTGCAACAGATCGGTGAGGGCCTCCGCGACGCACAGTTGCCGGACGCTTCCGGGGGCGTCCCACCGGTAGACGCTCGCCCCGTTGCTGTGGGTGGCGGCCGTGGTGCCGAGGGCTCCGCGCGTGACGGTGAGGACGCGGGGGGCGTAGATCGCGGAGTCGGTGTGTGCGGCGAGGACGGTGCCGTCCCAGGCGCGGGTCACTGTGAGGAGGTTGCCTGCGATGTCGACGATGAGCATGCGCTCGGAGTCGCGGAGGATGACCTCGCCGACCGCGTACACGCTGCCGTTGGCTGCGCCGACGCCGACGTCGTTGTTGGCTGCGGTCATCGAGTCGCCGAAGCCCTGCCCGGTGTCGAGCATGCTCCTACCGGTGACGATCATCCGCTCGTTGTCGATACGCAGCAGCGAGCCGATACCGAGCGCGGCGCTCGCGGGACCGTCGACAGTGATGGTCGTCGCGCCCGTGGACACGACCTGAGCGGCGAGAGTGCCAGCCGCCGTCTCGTCGTTGCGGTAGCCGAACAGCCCGGTGACGGTGATGTCCTGCTGGTAGGTGCGGCCCCCGCTGAACGATGCGTTGGAGCCGAGGTTGATCTCGATGCGCGTGTACGGAGGCTCAGCCCTGTCATCGGCGCGCCGAAGAAGAAAGTCCCCGGGGGCGATCGTCACGCCTCCGGAGGTGAGGGAGGTGACGGAGATCAGCTCGTTCGCGTCGAGGCGCAGGATCCACGGCGTAGCCCCGGAGCGGGGCGGCCAGTCGAACTTGCGGGTGTCCTGCACCGGGTAGAACACGCGGTGTGTCAGGCCCTCGACGGTCTCGGTCGCGTCGGCCAGCGCGCGATCGATCCTCGCGTTGGAGCGCGCGGTTTCCTTCACGTCCAGCTCGGCCTTGATCTCCTCGCGGGTCGCGTACCAGGGTGTCGCCATCTCTCGTCACCTCCTCTCAATGTGCGTAGTCGGGCCTGGGTCAGGACTCGTCAGCAGCCGACGTACCGTCCGCCTGGCCGCCACCCGTCGGAGGGGCAGTAGAGCCCTTGTCCGTCGCCGCCTTCTTTGAGCGGCTCCCCGTCGTTCGGGCACGCGACGGGCTCGCGCTGCCGCTCGTCTCGGGCGAGCTGCTGTCCTTCTCGGACGATGTCGAGGAGCTGCTCCCAGCTGATACGTCCTCACCGCCCTCCTGCTCGTCAGCGGCCGCATTGCTGGCGCCGCCGTGAACGGTCACCTTCGCCATCTCCGACTCCTCATCGGGCTGGGTGTTCTCGTTGACCCGCACCACCGACTCGCACTGAGGGCACTTCGGCAGACCGACCGCGTACTTGGCCGTGCACTCCGCGCACTGCCACAGCGCCACGGCTACGCCCCCGTAGCAGGCAGAGACGCCGCGGCCCGCATCACGCCGAGGTCCCGCTGAATCGCGGTGACCGTGCCAGCACCGGTGCTGGTCAACTTCACGTACTTGTAGGTGTCCGACAGCGACGTGCCCTCGACCTCGCACACCATCGCGTTCTGTGTGGCCGCCGCCGCGGTTACCACGGTGGCCGCCGCAGTCTGCGTCCGCCGGGTCCACGCGTCCGACGCGTTGCCCGTGTTCGTCCAGTACTCGGAGATGTTCACGAGGTTCTGCGCGCCAGTGCCCGCGCTGTCCTTCGCCTCCTGGAGCGTGTAGGTGTCGCCGACCGCGCCCGCGAGGTAGCAGCTGAAGGTGACGCCAGCCGCGGCGCCCTTCAGGGCGATCCACACACCGTCCGCGGCGGGGGTGGGGTTGAACAGTCGACCGAGTGCTCGCTGAGACATGGGGTGTTCCTTCCGTCTAGGGTCCGGTCCGGGGCGACACTGCCGGCCCGGTAGTGGCCGCCGCCGGGGTGTGAATGCCGACGGCGGCCGAGGGGTGTTAGAGGAGCTCGACGAACGGCGACAGCGTGGAGGTGCTGCCGTTGGCGGGGGTGATCGCGGACTGGATCCACGGGCGGCCGTCGACGCGCTGGATGATCCTAAAAGTGGTCTTGTCGGTGCCGAAGTTGTAGTCCGTGCTGGAGTCTGCGGTCATGATCTGGCGGTCGCCCACCA